ATTAAGAGGATGTGTTAATATGTAATCAACACATCCTATAATATTTAATTATTTAGTTTTAGCTAAGTGTATAAGAACCATAAAGAGTATTGAATACAACTTGTGCACCAAAACGAGTTAGGAATTTGTATTCTAAAGACATATCCATATTTTCAGCTCCATCAGAAACTTCTTTAACTAAAGATTCACCTTCGAATACTAATTTTACTGGTTTGTTATCATTTGCTGGTAATACAAGAAGCTTATTATCATCATAAGCAAACTCAAAAGTATTAGCTTTATGAACTTGTGGTAATTGAACTAAAGTAAGCCCGTTATAAATAGACATGCGTCCAGTTTGATTTAATTGATCCTTCATGTTATCAGAGAATAGTTGAGTGTTGGCACCAGAAGTAACTTTAGCTAATGCTTTACGAGTACCAACAACCATAGGAGTGCTTCCTGTAGCAGCTTCAACATGACCAACAATTTCCATTAGAGTTGCTTCTTGGTATGTTCCAGTTGCTTTGAACTCAGTAGGAAGGTATCCAGATGCAGCAGCAAATGAAGCGGCAACCTCTTGAGCAATTCTGTTCTTGATAGCTTTAGCAACTTTAGCAACCAATTCAGCGAAATCTACACGACCTGCTAAGAATTGCATGAAGTCAGCATATACAGCCAAACCGAAAGAACGAGTCTTAACTGTGAACGCTTGACCAACATCTAATTTTTGACGAGAAATATCCCAATGGTTTCCTGCAAGTTCAGAAGCCACAAGAAGAGAGTTGTCTGGTACATAGAATTCTAGTGCATCTCCAAGAGCAACGTTGCGAGTTTCAGCGAATTGCATGAAGAAATCATCTTCGTTAACTCCATTGATAACTGTTTGATCTAATACTTCTTCAAGAATCTCGAAAACTTCTACTTTATGTTTACGAAGGTCTTTATATGTTGGTTTTTCTGTTCCAAGGATTTCAAAGAATTCCTTACGAATTACATCACTTGGGTTAAGTCCTTTTGAAAAGTTTTGTACAATTGATGGATTTTTAACTGTGTCCACACAAAGTTTTACTAATTCTGGTTTCATTTAAATTTTCCTCCTAATTTTAAAATGTTTAGTTATATTTATTAAGCGTTCTTTTGAACTTCAATTACTACGTACTCAAGTACACGACCAATTGCACCAGCTTGACCAGTAGCGATTGTTCTACCTACAACATCCTTGCGTACAATCTTACCTACAAATGACTCTGTTCCTGCTAAAGTAGCAACTTCAGAAAGTTTAAAGTCAGTGCCATTACCAACTACATAGTTACCAACAACAGGTTCAGCACCAATAAGATTTAAACCTTCTTTAGTAACTGAGAAAATATCAGTCTTTTGAAGTTCATAAGCACGAACTACTTCACCTTGTTCAATTTCATAGTTTTGTTCTGAATTAGCACCCATACGAGCGTTATCATAAACAATTGGAGAATGAGCAATTAAAACTACAGGACTATCTGTTCCTGCTTTTTCAATTCCATAGACTTCACGCTCTCCATCTTTTAAGCCTGTGAGTGATGCAACGAAACCGTTTTGTAAAGCTTCAGCTGCTTCAACTGAGTAAATGTGTCCTCCTTGGACTGCTTTGATCTTGTCTAAACGAACTACACTGTTTGTCATTCTTTTTTCCTCCTAATATTTTTAATTGTTTTTATTAATATATTTATTTAAGATTGATCCATAAGGATTTGAATCATCTTCCTTATGTTCAAACTCAATCTTGATAGAAGATTTCTCTTTTTTAGGCTGCTTAGAGAATTTTGCTTTCTTTTTACCTACTAAAGTGAACAACTTTTCTTCAATCTGCTCAATTGTAAAATCAGAAGCTACATCTTTCACTTCTTTCATTTCCTCTTCAGTTAGTTCAGTAGAGAAACTTCCAAACAATTCTGTTTCCTTCTCAACTCGCTCAGCAGTAACTTTTAACTCTTTAAACTCACGTAAACCTGTAACTTCTTCTTCGAGTTTAGTAAAGTTTTCAGAAAGACTATTAAATTCTTCCTTAACCTCTTTAACTGCTTCCTCTTTTTCAACTGTAAAATTACTTTCTAATTCTTTTTCTTTTACTCCTAATTCGTATTCAACTTTATCTTTAGAAGCAATGTTAAACTGAACATCAGTTCCATCTTCAATTACTTCATAAGCAAGCTTTACACGTTTTTTAGAATCAAAGTCAATAGTTACAGTATCATTAGATACAGAGTAAGGGATTGCAATTAAACGGTAACTATCTTTAGTGTCCTCAGCAATCACTAATTCATCTGTGTGGTCAACATACCAAAAACTTCTTGACTTATATCCCCACTCATCTTCTGTATAATCTTTATAAAGTTCTGCCCTGATTTCTTCCTTAAGCTGACTTGCAACTAAAGTGAAATCTTTCTTATCGTCTGATGTTATTTCTTGGAGTTTGGAATCTAATTCTTCAACAGAATAATCTTCTAGATTAATATCTTTGGCTTTCAAGTCTTCTTCTGTTAGAGAATATTTACTCAATAACTCTAATTTCTCATCCACGTTTTCATTACCTCCTTTATCAGATAAACTAAATTTCAATTCAGCAACCATTTGATTAAACTGTAATTTGAAATCTTCCTTATCTAGTGAATAAGCAGAGATAGATGCGCTTTCAAAAGCAGGTTCAACATGACCTTCTCCATCTTTATCAACACCTAAAATACAAAGAGCAGAAAACACAAACTCTTTAATATCAAATGTTTTAACACCATCAATAATTGCTGACTCACCATTCGATACCTGTATTTCCATACTTTGACCATATTTTTGTGTCAATAAATCTTCAATTTCACTATATCGCCCCGTCCATAAATAAGCCCCATCTATGACTAAGTATTCATTAACTGTTCCATTTTCTTCAGTTATATTTTCCCAATAAATTTCTGCACTTTCAGCAACTACACCATAAGGTTTTGTTGTTTGTATGTACTCAACACCTTGATCAGTAATTTCGATTTTTCCACCATGCCCACCAAAATTATCTTTTTGTTCTAGATATTCTCCAACGATAGGAATATTATAAATTGACGGTAAAGCGTCTTCCACCGCACCTTTAGAGAAATGGGTATTGTTTCTATTGAGTCCGGTATATAAAACACGGATTTTCGCTTTACTGAAAAGAGGATTTACCTTTTCAACTTCATCAAGATTTACTTCAAACCGGATAACGTTATCCAACCATTTCACCTCCTTTCAAGTTAAGAGTTTTTAAGAATAGAAGTTGTACTTCCTATTTTTTAATATTAATTTAATTTTATTTAATTCACTGCTAGCAAATCCAAATTGCTCTAGTTCGCTTTCGTTAAAATTTTGAAGATTTTGCTGGAAGATGATTTTTCCCCCATCGTCTACAATAGAGAACGAGTTATTAGTATTAAAAATTATTTCCAACGGCAAACCCTCCTTTATTGAATATCAACTACTTATATTTCCATATGAAATTTTTATAGGTTTCTATCTTACCTTTACAACACATGATAATACGCTGCCTATTTAAATTTAACTCTCTAGCAACAGAGCTTATACTGTTCCACTCATTGATTATATTTCCATCTAAATCGTATTGTAATATTGTTTTGTTGTTATTAAAATACGGTTTTGGGAGATAATTGTGTATATCAAAGTTTTCATGTTCTACTTCTTCTCTATAAATCCAAATGTAACCTTCATGCTTTTGAACTCTATGATTACAACAATGATATATTGCATGTCTGCTATAACCTAGTACCATTTCAATCTCAGACACACTGCTCCACTCCATCATGAAATTTCCACTTAGGTCAAATTGACATATAGACTTACTCTTGTTGTCAGATATACGCTTTATAGTCGCTTGATTGTGTTTCTTTCCGTAAAAATGATTATTTTCACCTAAACTATTAATTCTTCTTTTAGCTTTTGATTCTTCCGAATGCTTAGTTCCTAATGTAGTTCCTGCAATAGGAGCAATATTATAGCCTATGCTTCTATCGAAAGGTTGCAATTCATCTAGCCAACTTTGCTCCCTTGATAATAATTCATTTTCATCATTAACGTTTTCTAAAAGATACGTATTAAAGGCTTGTTCGCCATACTTATTGTAAGAATTTTGAAGATGGCTATTAGGATGAGTGTTTCTTTTTAGTTTATTAAAGTGCCCACTTTTCCTTAATGAAACATTAACGGTACTTCCAATGTAAATCTTATTATTGACATTGTTTATAATTATGTATATAGCCATTACACCTGAAACTTTTTCAAAATTTCTATAGGAAACAGTCTTGTTACTTTTTAGTTTTATTTCAAATATTTCATCAGTCATAATCAATTTAATTCTCCTTCAAAGTATAATTTTTCAAAGTAAATGAAAAAAGAAGCATTAGAATGGACTAATACTTCTTACGATTTTTAAAATATTTATCAAACTCATTATTGTTTTCAAAGACCCAAAATGTCTTTTTAGTTGTATTATGGATTCCTGAGTGCAAATATCTGAAACCATTTTCCAGCAATTCTTTTTTTAATATTGGACTATAGCAATAGAATAATTTATTCAAAATATCACCTCTTAAAATCATCTATTCTCTTACATTCCCATCATTATCTCTTGTCTTCTCACCGGATTCTGAAACATTTCCATCACTCTTCTTAGGAGCACCAGCACCATCTTTACCAGAAGCCGTATGTGAAGATGACAATGGAATTAGCTTCTCAGGTAAATTCATGACTTCGTTCTCCAAGAATGTCATATTCATAAACGTACTAGGTGTATATCCCCAAGTTGCAGCGAGAGCAGATTTCACTGGCATTCCATATTGAGCCGATTTAAGCAGCCCATTCCTAACAGATTCAACATTAAATTGAGTAGTTTCTAAGAATTTAACTCTAAACTTATATGTCTTATTAAATTGTTTAAGTTTACGGTTAATCCATCTCTCAAATTGCTGTAAGCACATAAATACAATTTCTTCATCAGTTGCAATAGACTTATTCAAACCTGTTCCTGTAATCTTGTCACTGTTGAATAATACCTGACTAATTCCGGCAGCGTTATAGTAATCTCTTTCAGCTTTAGCAACAATATCCACATCATTATTCTTTCTTTCAAGCTTGATCGCTTCAATATCCATTGGACTTGTGACTAACCCAACTTCTTCAGGTAATGATTGAGTAGCTTTATTGTGGAATGCGATTGCTGTATCTAAGTCAATCAAGAACTTATTTGGTTCTTCTGTCTTATCACCAATTGGAATCTTTTGAGTCAGAATCATATAGTTATCCATTTTAGTTTTAACTCTTCTTGCCCTTTTGGTTTCGTCAATATCAAATACCGCTTCAAAAACTGGACTAAAAGGTGGGAGAGGATATTCTATTTCTTCATTTACTTTGAAGCAAATTGTATTGTTAGAGTCCAACTCTTGCCATCTCATGTTAATTCTATCAACTAGATATAGCTGATATTTGACTTGAAATTCTTTAGGATATTTCAATGTTTCTTCTTCATTTTTAAAATAAGAGAAGTCAAAAGCATAATTGTAGACTCCATCTTCTATAGATGAGATTTTGCAGTGATCAGGTGACATGCGTTGAATAAAATAAGAATCCTCTGTCATATGTTCGTACCCATAAAAAACATCGTCTTTAAAAGCATGTTTTAAAATCTTTGTGAATTCATGAGGAAGATTCATAATTTCCAATTGTTTTAAAACTTTAAGATATTGCTTTTTAAATGCATCCATTTTAACTTTCTCTATATCTAAGTCATAAGGTTCAACTATGTAATCAAACCTCAGCATTCCGGCAAAATATTGAACTAATCTTTTATAGTTAGGTGAGACATGATATAGATATTGACTCAATTTCCTAAGTTGTGGTTCTGACTTTTGTGGATTGTCCAAAAAAGCTATAATTTGTTCCTTTGTATACTTAGTAGTTAAGGATGTCTTATATTTACTAGAATCCAAGTCGCTGATAACTAATTTAGATAGCTGAGCAAAGTCAATAGGTACAAAATCTTTAGTTTTGTCTTCTGTCATATTGCACCTCCTTGTTAAGTTATTTATAATTTAGGTTGTTTGAACATGAAGAGTTTGTTTATGTCAACAGGTTCAATTTTCTTTTTTAGTTTTCTTTCCAGTTCAGTTGCAATGTAATTTAAATAAGAAAGGGAAGAATATCTATCTTTTCTACCAGACCCTTGCTCGCGCAACTTGACCAAGCCTGAGTCAGTAATTTCACCCTCAAGATTCATCATTTCATTTATGAGCAGTGAAGTTTGCATGTATGGAAGCCTAAACTGCAACTTGGTTTCTTCAGGTAATTTGTCATACCCTTTAATTCTTCTTAAGAATTCATCTGCTTCATTTTCAGAGATAAGTAGCTTAATCTTATTTCGTCTAAGTGAATCTTTAAATGAAACAGCAATCTCACTGTTCATTTGTGGAGTTGCCCTAATACTATATACAACCTTTGGTGCATTTGAGTAAACACATCTCTCAGCTAATCTTTCATCATTAATACAGGACAATGGTTCATATTCAGTTCCTCTTTCAGAATCGAACTGAGTTTCTGTTAACTGATCATAAACTCCAATACCAGCATTTTGTGTATCTAAAACTATATAGTCACAATCAAAGTCATAGAATAATTGTCTAATTCGCAATGCTTGAACACCAGTGTGCCCACCTTCAATTGATTCCGAGTAAATAACTTGTCTTTCATATCCTTTATTAATTGGAATCATCCTAGCAACAAAGAATGCTGAAGCGTCATTCTGATTCCCACTCATGGTTGCAATATCAGCAGATACTAATCTTATTTCACCCTTTTCTTTTTTAGGTAGTAAAATAGATTTGTCGTTTATTAATTCGGATACCTCTTTAGGGTAGTAAGCTTTACCAAGTTTTCTATTCTTCTGTAAATCATCAAATTTAAAGAATGCCTTTTCCGATTCACCAAACCACAAAGCTTCCATCTCCATGATCCATGCGATTGGGTCAAAATCTGACTCAGACATTTCATCTAATACCTGTTCCTTCATTAACAATCCTTCTTTAATTGCCAACTGATAGGGGAGGTGACATACAAAATATTGTTTACCTTCCATCATTGATTTATAGTAGGTAGTCATTCTTTCGTAACTCCAGTGACTCTTCAGCCAGCAAGAGGATAGATAAATCTCTTTGTTACGTTCGGTTAGATGTTCATATTCAGGTTTTTCGAGATATTTAGGTGAGCGTGGTGCTGCTAAAAATTTCCTTAAAACTTTTGTGATAACTGAGAAATCAACCATTCGGAATTCATCAACTAGGATTAGGTTTGCTCTTTTCATTAACTTTACAACAAGGCTTTTTATCCTTATCTATTCCATTACAGAATAAGTTGGCATACGTTTTTACCATGTCACAAAACAGTGATTTAGGTAGTGCGACCTCTTGCCGATATTATATTCTCTAAAAAGAGTTTCAATCGGTATGCTCTGCCCCTGACTCAATTTTTACATCAAGCCTTCGGTTCAAGTTATCCTATTACATTGTAGGGAGGACTCCTTGCTTAATTTCGCACTTTATTACCTGTGTATTTCTACACAGGAGAGCAAAAGATTTACTCCGAGCGTTATCATTTGCAGCTACAACCTTAATCCAACTACCGTTATGAAATTCCACTTTAGGATCGTTTGATCCTGTTTTTAAATCAGATATTTCCCTCTCTAGATTGGGACTGTTCTTCCTTAAGTCATCTATTTTTTCAACTATCTCCCTAGCTTGCCCTTTTGTGCCTGATGCTACGATTATTTTAGTTTCTGCCCAAAGACAAGACCGTACTATACAGTAAATCGCACTTAGAAAACTTTTACCTTGCCCTCGACTAGCTAAGTACATAAAATAGTGATTATAATTCATAGCGTAAAGTAAGATTATCTGAAATAGTTTTAAATTGATTCCTAAATAATCCCTTACAAACCTGTGAGGATTAGCCCTATAAAATGAAGCCCAAACCCCAACACCTTCCATTAATCTTTCGGATTTGTTTTTTGGTTTTTGAAAGTTTTTACTTTTACTAAATATGTTAATCCCTTTTGAAGCTTTATTCCTGTCTACTTGATAATTGGTGTGACTACTCATCTTTATCACCGTCTAATTCATCTTGTTTAACGGTATATCTAGAGACTTCTTCATCATATTCTTGTTGATATTTATTCTCAGCGCCAATCGCCTTCGCCATATGCCCAAAGAAAAACGTCCTTATATATCTTCCGATACCATCAACATCTTTCCATTCTGGGTCGGGCTCGGGAATAGGTCTTTCTCTTTCAAACTTCTTTATTAAAGTACCAAACGACTCCTGTTCAACAGCATTTGCTCCTGTTTCCTGAACTGGTTTAAGATTACTAGAGCCTAGCAAATCTTGAAGTGTTTTCAGTAATTGGTCAACTTTTTCTCCATTTGATCTTCGTATGTTTATATCAAGTTGTTGTTTGCAAATTTCTTGAATTAAAGTTTCCATTCCTTTAGAATCACATTCGTACCTATTAGTCCAGTCCTCATATTCCTTTTGTAACCAGATCAAATCTTCTAATTCATAACCCTTCCCCCAAAACGACTTCATAAACCTCAAGTCTTCTTCACTGAGTTCGTTCATTTCGTCCTCTAGGTCAGCCTCTATTTTTTTTATTTTTGATGGCATATCTGTTGATTTTTTATGTCCATCAAAGTCACTATCATCATATGTGTCTGTGCTATTATTTAAGTTTAATAATCTAAAATACTCTCCAAGAGTTTCTTTTTTACTTTCCATTGCTTGCTTCCAAATAACAATTTTCAATGGTTTGTCTAGGATTCTCATTACTTCTTGGACTATTTTAAGATTATCTTCCTTGTTATTTATATACTCCTTTAAACAGTTCTTACAGAATGGTAAGAAACCATCCTTATGCCAATGAGAGTATGATTTATAAAAATTCTTAATTGGTTCTTTTTGCTTCAAGCAATTTAAACACTGTTTTCCTTTAGAGGTGCTATTTTTAACTACCACTTTCAACAACCTCCTTTATCCTACTGTTAAATTCTCCACCTTTAAATCTTTCAATAAACTCATAAAAATCATCTTCGTCAAAATAAAACACTGAATACTCTTCGTGAAATAAATCATGTATATTTGAATCTAATGGAATTCCTAGACCGTATTCATAATGTTTCCTTATGCAAAGTTTAGAGATTTCATTTAATTCATTTTCACTATAGTGACTTATGTTCTGATGGGATGGCAAACTTAGTTCGTTTACTGTTTCTTTCACTATCTCACTAAAAGGTTTTACATGATGAACTACCAAGTTACCTTCCAGTCCGGTTATGAAACATTTAAAATTATTATTCTTTAGAGAATCAAATTTCCACTTGTTGATTTTACCTCTCAAAAATTCAGACAAATTACTTAAGCCACCATTCCATCTATAGTGATTTTGCCCTGAGATTTGCTTTTTTGCACAATACCTACATGGATTGCCATTAAATCTAAAGCTTCTATTCAGTATTCTTTGTTCTCCGTAATGAATATGTTCAGTACAAATAAAAGTTAATTCAACATCTGCGTTCAAATTTAATCTTTCTTTTACATATGTGCCTTTATTAATAGTTAACATCAAGTTATTTATATTAAAATAGTCATCTATACTATCATATTTCTCTTTAAGATTCATAATTCTTTTATCTCGATTGCAATATTTACATTTAATATTGTTATTTACAACTTGATTATAAGAAAGATATAAGGACTCTTCTGAGATATGATGGGTACATAGGCACTTTATTTTTTGTAATGAACCATTATATTCTAATATTTCTTCAATAATAGTATATCCTTTTTCCAAGAATCTTTCTTTTACCAATTCAAAAGACAGTATGTTTGCTTTTCCAATCTCTTCAAGCCAACATTTCTGACATCTGTTTCCATGATTGAAATTCGATAATGTGGTAGGGTAATGATGACCATTAGGACAGATTGTGTTTATTTCACTTCTTGAATTTTTATAGCCATTCTCACTTGATATAACTTTATAACCTTCATTCTCAATTGTGTGGAGTGCTTCAAAATAATCTTTTCTTCTTGTTATATTATGAGAACCTGCTTCGCTACCATTTTTAAATGAATTAAAATAAACATGATCAATAATCCCTTTTTCACATTCAACTATTATTTTTCTTTTATTAAAATCATCGAAGTATGTTCCGTGATAAATATAGCTCCTATCCAATACCAATTGTTCTATTTCATTTTCAGTCCAAGAGTGCCTATCTTCTTTAAATTCTCTATATTTTCTAATGTTCAACCTAGATGATTTGTGTTGAATTTCATTCCATGTTCTACTTGGTAGCAATTTCAACATTTCTTCTTCAGTGCTATTAGTATAGTATTCTTTTATGATATTTACATCTTCTACCGTCCAATTTTGTCTAGACAAGTCTCCGATTTTCTTTAGTCCTAACCTCTCTGCCTTACCCATTACACTTTTAATCGACCTATCAGGAAATAATTTTTTTAACTCATCTTTAGTCAAAATAGGATATTTTTCTTTTAATAGTTCAATTTCTACATCTTCCCAAGGTATAGGTTTGTTCGCCATTTTCAATCATCCTCCAATTATTTAATGCTGAAATTATATAAATAAAAAAATGATCACTTATTAAGCGACCATTCAGAAAGTAAATTATTTAATTCTTCGGTTCTATTAAATACGTAGAACCATTTTTTAGTTTTATCGTGGAAGCCTTTGTGTAAATAATTTAGTCCATTCTCAACTAAGTAATTACGCAATTTATACGAGTAACAATAAAACAAATTATTATCCATATCATTCTCCTATCAAAATATTAAAATGTTTAAATTAAAAGGGGAGAAATCCCTTTATGAAATGCCCACAAGTGTATTCACTCATAGGCATTTTTAAAAGAATCTCTACTATAAAATCAGTAATTTAAATTACAGTTCATATTTCTCTTGTGTTGCTTTTGCGTGTTTGGACATTTCAATATTCATGTTCGCATTAATTTTAGCTACCTCAAGGTTATGCTTAACATTCATTTGGTTTAGTAGATAGTCAAGAACGAATCCTTCTGTCAGCCCTGCATTTAATAAGGCAGTGATATGTCCAGAAAGGTATGATGCATCTTTAATACCTTTGTAAAACTCACTGTCATCGTAAAATTCAAAAGGAATCTCAATAGGAGGTAATTTATCTGAATCAGGTGAACCACTTAAATATTCTTCTAATTGTTCTGGATCAAGTTCTAAAATTTGTTCTTCCTTATTTTGTTCAGTCATAATCTTACCTCCTATATAATTTCATCAATGACATCAAGTTCTAGGGCTTCTTCGCTCCACATAAACCAGTCATATTTTCTGGATTTAATGTCTTCCAATTGTTCATCCGTAATTTTTGTATGAGCTACAATTAACTCTTTCATCCGTATCCATAACTTTTGTGTTTCTTCAATTGACTCCTCTTGTTCTTGAAGTGTTCCCCAAGTTCCAGACGAAGGTTGATGACACATGATTCTAGAATGTTTCAATCCCCTACGGTAGCTACCACATAAAAGCAACATAAAGCCCATTGACATGGCTACGGAATTAACAGTTGTAACGATTCTGTAACCTTGCTCTCGTAGCGAAATCATTTTAGAACAAAGTGCTAGACCGTGATAAATCATCCCGCCATAAGAATCTATTACGATTTCTATATCTCGTTTGATCCTATCTCTCTTATCTAACTCAACTAATCTGTCTAATAGGTAGCAAGCTTTGAACATGGATTCCCTATCAACTTCTTCGCTAATGAAGATACGTCTATCTCTTAGAGCAGAGTTCATTTTCATCTCTTCTATAAATCTGTCAACAGGCATAAAACTTACTTCTGACATATGTTAACCTCCTTATAAGGGAGGAAGCGGATTGTAAAATATACAATCATACCAACTTTATAATAATTAATTATTTAAAGTTAAATCTCACAATCCTCGCAGTCACAATGACAAATCTCTTCATCTAATTCAGCTTCGATATCTGCAACAATCTCTTTCTTTACTTCAATGTCACTTTCTAAAGCACCTTTGTAACCAACTTTATACCCAACATCAAATCCATCTTGAAAACCTTGGTCAATGCCCACATGTAATGCTTCAACAGCAAGATTGCTTAATAATGCAAATAATTCCTCTGGTGATTCAGAATTTGCAATGTCCTCAATATGTTCGCTTACTAAGTCGCAAATAGGACAAGAATGTTCTTCTTCCTTCTTGAATTGAATAACTTTTGACATGTGCATTCTCCTTTAAATTCGAGTATTTTAATTCAGAATAAAATTATAGCTAATACTCCTACCTTTACCTTCTTCGTAAATATCTAATGAAGCACCTGACTTAGCACCACTCATAAAAGTATCACTATAATCATCCGAACCCATAATAGAAGGTAATTGAATCACTTCAATGTTATTTCCAGCAGTTTCACCAACAGTAAGTGTATTACCATGATGGAAGTGAGAAACGTACATATAGTCAAAGAATTTACGCTTCAACATTGATAAATCTCTAATGGCATTTTTCTTATTTTTAATTTGATGACCATGTGCCGCAACAAAGTTATATCCAAGTAGCTCAAAATCTACGATACCTTCATCATATAAAACTACCTCAATGCGCTCGTTACCTTTAAGCATATCATGAATATATACAGCGATAATTCGTTCAACGTCCTCTTTAGGCATTTCAGAACGACCAGTATTATGTAATCGCAATTCTGTATGATTTGCACTAGGAATGTGTATGTATTTAATTTTCGTATATTTAGACAATTCTTTTAGCCATTCAACTTTATATCTAGCATATTTAATTACTTGATCAATAAAGCCATATTGCAATGCTGTAAGCTGTGATACTCTGAGAGCCATACCTTCAACACTATCTGCACCATTGAGGACTGTTAACTCATCTAGATGTTCCTTTTTAATCACATTTACAGTTTCAGATAATAGTTGATTCATTCTTTCAAGGTATATCTTTTCGTTATATTCATTATTTTGACTCTTAAATTGTTTTCCGAAATGCTCATCTCCAAATCCAAGAATAGCTGCTTTTGTTCCATCATTAGTTTCTAATTGTTCAAAAGCAGGGGAAGGAAGTGAACCGATTTCTTCAATCTTTTGTGAAACATGGTCAAAGAATAAATTTCTGCGTCCATTTTCTCTTGTTACTTTATGGAACTCATGTTTAATGGATTGTAACTTTTTCTGTTCTTCCATTAATTGAAGCTTCTTTAACTCAAGTTCAACCATTGCATCATTAGAGTCAATATATTTTTCTTTTGCAAAGTCTAAACCTTGAGAGAATGAATACCACCATTTTCGATAGACGGACTCACCATTTGACTCTCCAGTTTCATTATTAATTAACTCTTTAACTTCTTCCCAAGTTAAAGAATACATTTCCTTGTTTGAGCAAAGTCTAATTTTCCACTGAAGTAAGTTTTCGTCATCTAGTCGTTTAGTTTGAATAGGATCAATCATTCAATCTCCTCCTATTCGCCTTCATTGAATACAGTATCTTTAGATTCTTTAAAAGAAATATTAACTTGTTTATCTTTAAATAGTGCTAATACTTCCGATAATGTGTGTACAATTTCATCTTCTTTTGTTAATTCAACAATTGTATTCTCCTCTAATGAAATGTAGCAATTTTTAAACGTTAATGAATTATCCATTTTTGCCATCTTTAATTCCTCCTTGTTAATCCTCAAAAAATACACCTCCCAATAATGAGAGGTGGTGTTGAATTGTTTATTGTGAGAGTAGGACGTTGCTATGTGGTATAGTGTTTGCCATACCGACCTTTCGATTACATCATTTCCGCACGTTTCGCCATTTCTGATCTATAAATGATTGGCAATTCAACTTCACCGTAGTAGTCTACACCTCGGAACACTTCACTAGCTCTACGCATTCCGTTGTTTCTTCCTTCGTAGGCTTTGCTATCTACTTGTGCAGTAAAGTCACCATCAATAATCATTTTACTGTCATCACCTAAGCGTTGAATTCCTAGCTTTAATAATTCCTTGTCTAAGTTTTGTGCTTCAATCACATAAATCAGAGCATTCATGCCAGTAGTATCAAAACCACGGATATCGCCAAAGGGAAGTAAAATAATATCCTCTCGTTGAATCATAGTTTCAACCTGTGCTTTGCTGCCAAATTTACTAGTAAGCATATTACCAACGCTACTTTGTAGTAACTTTTGGTCTTTATCACCTGTATAAAAACCTAACGCTTGTGCATTTTTAGCAAGTGTAGGATTCACAAAGAATATAATTTTATCAATCTTATTCTTTTCTAGTTGGTGAATAGCATAGTTAAATCCAATAACCGACTTGCCTGTTCCGGGCTTACCTTTAATCATGGTAATTTTATTTGTAAAAAGACTATCTAAGGCACACTTTTGATAAATGTCCATAGGTTTAAACTGTCCAAACATTTCAGTCTTAAAGTTTTTACTAAAGATACCGAAGTAATATTGACCATCCCATCGAAAAGCTTCTATTGGTTCATTTGTATCTTTATCACGTACAATCAGGTACTCATTTACTAAAAGTCCAAAGGTATTCTTAGCTACTCCATTATAAAAGTCATCTAATTGATCCTTTGTCATATGTACTTCTTTATATCCAAAATAATTATCTTCTGGAGCTTCTTCATTTTCTTCTATGTTAATAACTTCAATTCCTAATTCAATTGCCTTTTCATATAGGAGTCCATCATATGTAATTAAGCCATCGCCAGTTGTTAGGCAGTATTTCAACAATTGATTGTCTGGATAGTCAGGGGAGTAATCATCATTTAAATCCCACATATAATCCTTTAAGTCAATGTATACTTTATTTTTAGATGCTTTTAGTCCTCTACGAATTTCTCTTGCCTCATATGCTAACTGTTCACCGTATTTGTACTTAAGAGTTTCAAATTTCTCTATTTCACGTAGAATCATAGAAGGTACTGCTAATTCATACTCATCTAACATCTCCAAAATATTATGATGACGCAAAAATAAATTAGTATCCAGTGCGTATCTATTCGCCATTATTTAGCCCCTTTATTTATATTTGTTATTGCAAATATCTCAGGATAGGAAAGAAGGTGAGGGGTTATTGCGACCTATCCTTATTGAATGTTTCACGTGGAACATTATTAAGTTATTTATTCTTCCATAAGTACAAATTGCATAGAAACGCTCAATCCCTTGTGGCTCTAGGTGTCTAACGTTTTTCTATTTCAAACACTTTTTCTATTGCGATTCTTTATTGTTTTTTCTATGTTTGTCCTCCTCGCACATTCCTTGCAGTATCTCACTTTATTCCCTGTTACTTTTATTGGGGTTTCACAACTCTCACAAAGTTTTACTTTTTCATCACCAACATATAAATCATAGTATAATCCGATTCTATCAAAATCTTTAACTTCAATTACAACATTTTCATCTTGTTCAATGGCTTCAACAAACAGTAATTCCACAGATGTTTTCCGTGCAGTTCTGGTTAATCCTAATTCATTAAACTTTTTAATTGTGGTATGTATTCCTTTTTCCTTGAAGCTTCTTGTCAGTTTAGTTTGCAATGAATCTAACAACGCCTTATAGCTAAATTCTCCACTACCACCAAAATAATGATTACCCTTATTTTTATCTGTTTCCAATCCTCTAATTTTCATTTTCTCTTTTTTTAGCTTGTCAATGACAATAAACGCAAAGAGGATTTTCTTTTCTAAGTCATCCAATTCAAGATTTAGTATGTAATTAATTTCATTCAGTGTAATTCCAACTGATTCAATATGTACTATTGTATTTTCCTTCTTACGTGAATGGTTTACTGCATTATCCACTAACTTATAGTGTAAGACTTTGTTAAACCAAGACTTACCTTTAGTTTCACAGTATTCATAAAGAAGCTGTTCTCGCTCCTTTGGTGTCTTCCCTTGATGCTTGTAGTATTTAGCAAGTATCTTTAAGTCATTTCTAACTCCATTATCCGTACTTTTCTTAGATAAGATATCATTAACGTAATCCAATTCTCTATAATATTTATTTAGCATATAATTAAATACTCACCTCTTTTATAGAATAATTTTTATTTAAATATTCCACATCACCTTCATCATCTTCAACTGGTATAATTATCATTGTTTTCTTTTGTCTTAAATTATCCACCATTTCTCTTCCAAAGATATCCCATAGAGTATCTTTATTTGACTTTGGTTTTTCAACATAAAATAAATGAATTAGATAATTCAGTGCTTCGTTTACATTACTACAAGCTTGAGAAATGAATGCTTTAAACTCTTCTCTTTTCACATTAACCTGATTTCTAACTTCTTGATTGTAAGTTGTTTTATCTGCCTTATCAGTATTATTCATAATTTGATGAACTGAGTGATTGAACTCTTGATACATCTTAACCACTAACTCATATCTGGACTGATCGTAGTTTTCAAAGTCACTCATGAATAATTTATAGTAAGGTTCTTTGTTATTGGTCTTTAGCAGCTTCTTAATCTCAAAGTCTACGGACTCAATTCTCCCGCAAATCTTATTCATGGTACAATCTGATTCAATTACAGGTGAATTCTTATAAAACTCATCTAAAAACTTCTCTTCTTCAGTGTTTTTCCTTTTCAATACTTTCAACTCATTAAGAGTCATTCCGAGTTTCTGTAAACATAAGATGTTGTATTGTTTTAGATGGTCTTTATACTTTTTCTTTGTGTTTTTATAGAGATAAGTAAAAAAGTATGGGTGCTTATTCAACATAATACTATTCTCAAATTCTCGTTGTTTTTGTTGTTCTTCAGTTTCAGGAAGTAAACGCCCATCTTTATCTTTGGGAGGATGTTGATGATTGACCCACTTACCAACTATTCCTTTAACCTCTTTCCCAATTTTAGTTTTATCAATCTGTGCTGATTGTGCCTTAGTTATTGTTTTAATTCGCTTAAGAGTTTCTTTGTATTCATTGGATTCAGGATGTAATTCTGCTAACAAAGCATATCCTGATGTTGATTTATTTGTTAAACCACCAATAATGCTGTTGAAGCTAAATAGGTCAGCGTAATATAAATCTTTTTCATCAACAATTTTCTTTTCTGCTTTAGGTTCTTTATATACTACAGGTAACTCATCTTTGTAAACACCTTTAATCACAGTCTCATCTGAAGTAGTTGCTATAATATCATAGTCAAAGTCTGAACCAGCAAATCTAGCTGTATCATCCCCATGTGCATTTAAAATAATCCCTGTATAGCAATATTGATACCAATATTCAATCTCTTCACTTTTATTTAAGTCCAATATCACATGTTCAGACCGATACGTAAGTGGACTCCTACTCGCCACAACTTTATTTACCTTTTTGCTATTCCAATAGTTAGAGTAATACTCACCTTCAGCTAGAAGTCCATTTACAGCATCTTGTTCACATATTGCTTCCATCATTGCATAAGGATCACTCACTAATACTTGAAAATTTCCATCTACAATAATTTGCCCTAAGCAAGCATTTTCGATTTTCTTTTTAATTAATCGGTAAACTTTTTCTCTAATGTATTTATCATTAATTAAATTCGGTTCTAGAATTAAAGCCCTAATCCAATCAGTTTCTCCTTTTTCCATGTACGATAGGAATTTTTCTTCAGATGCTTCAAATCCCAAAAGGAACAACATTGTATAGTAGATATTTTCCGAGGTAACTCCTTTAACCCAATTGACAAATTTATCAGTGATTTTACGCACACCTTCATCATCCAGATTTAACGTTTGTAAAAATTGATAATTCTCATAGAAGAAATTTTTATCTTCTTTTGGTGTGAATAATGTGACTCCCCAACTTAAGTTATTTAAGTCGCAATTTTTATTGTAATCATCTACTGATTTCCAACTATCCCATAATTTCATTTGAGATTCAGTTATAATCATGTCGCATTCACGCAAATCTACATAAATAGGTTCATTATTTTCATCTTGGTACATTGTCTTAACTAGATAATTTCCACTATTTTTCTTTTCTGCCCATTCAACAAAATCAAATACGCAGACCATGCCTTTACAAAAAGGAGCACGTATGCAAAATTGAGCAGGTAAATAATCCAATCCTAATTCTTGCTGCCATATCTTTGCTCGCTCTGGTGAGATCAACCCTTGACCATCAAAACGGTTAAATTCTTTAACAATTGTTCTTATATCAACAATATCATCCTCGTTCCAGTTATGAGTCTCAGTCACATAATTAACTGTCATTTCTGTTTCACTAAAATAATCAGGAACAACGCAGAAATTAGGTCTTGAAACTCTATACCGTGAACTTGAATAAAGCCCACGGTAAGCATTTAATTTTGCTGGAACTAACTTTTTAGATAAGTCACGCCCGTTATCCAATCTCCTACGTAACTCACTGAAGACAGTTTCACTTACAAAAAGTACGGTATTAACTCTGGCTTGAGAGGCACTAGCGTTAAATCGCTTATATTTAACACCATTTATAAGCAACCCTTTCTCAAACATATATCTATAATGACTTTTATGTATAATTTTAATTGTTATGTATTCTGGCACAAACATTAAGTTATTTATTTTTGATTGCATACCCTTAATTGTCGCTGCGTTTTTTGGAGAGTGTGGTTTCATTTTTATTTGACGAAGTTCTCTCCTTAGCTCTTCTATAACGTCAAAATTAAACTCCCGACCATTAATATCTAATATAGAATCAATTATTTGGTTCTCAAAAGTAGAAATGATTTCATTATTAGCAACAGCTTCTTCAAGGGTTAAAGATATATCATAGTCGAATTTCTTCAACCTGTCTGAGTTGAATTTCATTGTCAGGAATTGATTCTGTTTCGGCATTTGATTCCTCCTTATTTACTTATTTGTTTTCTTTTATCACGACAAGGCTTACATCTCTTAGGCGATTCAAATCCCTTGCTAAGGTAAAACTCTATTTCACCTTTTGTTAATTGTATTTCGTTTTCACAATTGCAACATTTATAATTACTATCGTACTTAATAATTAAAGACACTATAGAATCAAATAGAGTAGAGTTTAAGTCGCTTAAAATGATATTCATTTCTTTATTGCTCATTTTCTCAAACGGTATAATTAACTCACAGTTTGAATTTGGTAACCCGTATAATCTAAGTTCAATCATAACTCCTTCTTTAACTGGTTTATAATCAATTTTGACACTGTGTGTGACCTCATAACTTTTAATAATTGACTTTTTTCTAATAACTAAACCTTCATAATTACTTATCAATCTATCAAAAAGTTCAAAAACATCTTCACCTTTAATGGGCATACTCAACCCTCTAACCATTTCACTTACTCCACCATCAATAAAATTAGTAATCATTTCTGAGTTATTTGATTTGAAAACATCATCAGGAATTTGCAATAGGAATTTAAAATTATTTTTATAAAACGAATTAATAACTTTAAATATTACTGTTCTAGAGTCAATTATTTCAAAATGTACACAATAGTTATATTTGTTGTTAAAATATTTTTCTATTTTACCTAGCTTCTTACTGATAACAAAATTATTAATGTCATTGTTAATTCTTGATTTTGCACCACTATAAGACATTTTTAAGACGTCTAAAACTGTTGAAGATCGGTTATTTCTGTAATAGACATCAATTTCAATTGTTTGAAGCCTGTTGTATTTAACTACCTCTCTTTTTGTAATTTTAAACATGTCTCCCGCATTTCTTTCGTTACCTAAGTCTATAATATAGTTTTCCAAAAACTCGCATCTTTTTCTTATGAAAAGCTCATATATGTTACTACAGCGTTGCTTCTTAAGTATAGAAATCACTAATTCTATGTCTTTAATGTCAATCAGGTTGATCAATTCTATTAGCTCGTCATCAGTTATTTCGTAATTCTTATACCTCAGTAAGTCATTCCAAAACCAATCCAACTTACGAATACGTTCTTTTAATTTCTCGTCAACATTACCATTCAATTTTTCTTCTTTATATTTCCCAATTACATTATAATATGTATCATTTCTTTTAGTGTTGAAACACTTACCATCAAAGAACAATGCTTTAAAAGCTGGAATGTTATCCTTGAACATTAGTTGCTTAATATCAATTTCAACAACAATATTCCGCAACTCCAACCATGCATCTAAATAATCTTTCACTTGCTTCTTGTTGCTAAATGCCATTTCGAAATAAATCGTATTTCCACATTCAGTAAGAATAGTTACATCTGGTCTATACACACCTTCGATTACTTCATAAGATTGCTCTACCAAAACATCCTTACAAACAAATTCCCTTTCCTTATCTGAAACAACTGTAAATTTATCGCCTTTTTCGATGAACTTATGCTTAAACCACCAATGAATCATTGTTTCTGAGTTACATTTGCTTGCGTCAATATGTGCAAAGTGAGGAGTAATTCGTTTAGACTTAGTTGCTTTAGGTTTTAAATCCGATCCACAAACTGGACAGTGATATGTATTATTTTCACTGATTTCGTCAATGGTCACTAAGTTGTTATTTTCATCCTTAGCAAACCATAGTTTTACATTTTCATAGCTCAATATAAAACCTCCTTTCATATCCATCTAATTAAAAACCATTGTAAATCCTCTTCATTTGCTTTAATGTTTTCTTGTATGTATAATTATTTTTATTTAACTTACCATCCCATGTGAACTTCAAATACATCTCCTCTTGTGCCTCACTAGCTGTATTGCTTCTGATTAGCTCCTCAACAAATGAGATCACTTCTTCTTTCCTAAAAGTATAACGTTCCATTATGTACACCTCCATTCTGTGCTGTGATTATATGTAAACATACGAATATATTAAATTCTATGTCTAACATAATTATATTAAATTATTTATATTTAATCAAGTGTTTTTACTAAATTAGTCAGTTATTTCTACTTCATAGTTTATCATTGCTTGATATAAATTATCAGGTATCGTATCTTTATATTTATTAGCCACTTGCTTAATTATGTTCTCTTTAAATTTTTTATATGCCTGAAACGCTTCCTCTGCCGACACATAGCTCCCCAAATAAATTTGTTTTCTTTTACCCTCACTACATATTGCCCTATAAGGATTTTTTCTCATATCTTTAAACAGAGAAACCCCGATTGGTAAATTTCCTCTTTTTGAGTCAGATTTAACAAATAGTTAGTTTATTGATTGTGGAACGAAAACGCATGTTTCAGGACTGTAAACTTTATTGCCTTTTACTAGAATATCTTTATCTAGGTGCATCATCTCTTCCCCAATTTCATAGTAATTTTCGTCATACCATTTAGCGAAATTTTGGAAGTTGTGCCAATCTTTTACGACAGAACAATCTTTATATGTTGGAAATTGGGTGTGAAAATGATCCGAGTAACACCTTTTCATCATCGTTCTCCAATATATGTAATGAGGATAAAACACTCTCTTAAAACTTATCTTGTAAGCACCTTCACCAATGTAACCTACCCCATATGCACTTTTATCATATACTTTCACACTTGATTCCTCCTCAGTCTGTTAATTTATTTAGAAACTTAATCTTCAATATATGTATACAAATCGTCAACCTTACAATCTAACAAATTAGCAATCCTAAAAGCCATTTCTAATGTAGGGTTAGCTCTCCCGTTAACCCATGCACTCATAGTCTGTTTTGTCACACCTAACTTTTCAGCCAAGTCCTGATGTTTAATATCTAACTCTGCTAATCTCACTTTTATTTTAGACTTCAACATTATCACCCCTCCTCTCAAAATACCCTTATACTATACATTATAGCTATTTATTTAAAAATGGCAAAATAATTACATAAAAAGTAATAAAAATTTTTTCATAAATAAGTGTAATACTTAAATTTGTCCCAGTATATAGTGGGATTAGATATATAAATATCAAAGTAAATCTATAAAGATGGAGGATGATAAAAGTGGATCAGTATTTTATGTCGCTAACAGATCGCCTAACTATAGAGGAAATTGAATTGCTTAATAATCTTACTAGTAATGAATGTGTCAATCACTTCACCGCAAAGAAGAAGCAAGATATATTTAATGAATCCAATCTCACAGAGTCAAAGTTTAGAAAAGTCATGTATCGCTTAGAAGCTTTAAACTTTATTGAGATTGTAGCTGGAAGTAGGGAACATTTGATCTATGTGACTGAATATGGGCAAAGTGCAATTCAATGTATATATGAAAGGAGAAATGCGTAATGTTTATTTCTTTCTTGGGAATTGGTCAAGGTGGGTCTAATATTTGTGATGAGTGGGCAAAGCGTGGACATTATTCAGCAGCTATTAACTTTTCACAAAGAGATTTAGAAAGCCTTGAGTTTGTGGAAAATAAGCTACATCTTATTGGATCAGAAGGGATTGGAAAGCAAAGAAATAATGCAATATCACTGATGAATAATAACTGGGATTTAGCAATGAATTTCGTTAAAGAAAACTTTTCACACTCATCTATTGAAATTGTATTTGTTCCTTTTGCAACCGGTGGGGGAAGTGGTTCTGGTGTAGCACCAGTGTTGCTTCAATTATTAAGCGAGTCTATGCCAGAGAAAGTATTTGTTGCAATGCCAATACTGCCTGATAAAAATGAGTCATTCATTAGTCAAAAAAACTGTTTGGAGACATTTGAAGACTTATCATCATTAGATATCTGTATTTTGCCGATTGACAATGATAAAACAAAATCAATATTGCCCAACAAAGGTAAAAACAATCTGTTCAATAAGGTTAATGAGTCAGTTGCTACTATAATAGAACAATTAATTTCTTACACTGATAAAAGTTCAAAATATGGAGTCTTAGACAGAAAAGATTTAAGATCAATCTTCTCTACAAAAGGAGTAGCTTGCATTGCACAGGCTGAGTTATCAAACTTATCGAATTCAATTGGGATTAGTGAAGATGGATTTACTTCTGTCATTCAGGAATCTTGGGGGAGTTCTATATTTGCAGACATTGAATATGACCAAATACTAAGTGCTGGAATAATCTTCGATGGTCAAGAAGCTTTAATGGAAATGGTTAATGTTGAAAGTGCATTTTCCAAGTTTCATAATAAAATGCCAATTAGTCTTTATGAGGGGAATTACATTAAAGAAAAAGGTGGAAAGATTATCTCTGTATTAACTGGTTTAGCATGGTGTAATACAAGGTTGAGACAAATTGATGAAATAGTTACGCAAACAAGTAGAACGTTTGAAAGCCTTAACCAATCTACAGTTTATAAGTCGAAAATATCAGATATGCCACTCCCTATGGACAGGAAGGATAGAAAAGACCATAAAGTAAAAGACATTAGCGATATTATTAGCAAATTTAAAAGATAATCTATATTAAAATACCAAAAACTCATTACTCAGCTCGTTACCGACATATCCATTTTCGTTACCAGATTACGTTACTACCCCATCAGTAACGACTCAGTAATTACTCCGTTACCGAGTAATGAGAAAATGCATGTTTAAAATTTGAGTAATGAAAAGGTAAATTTATTATTCTCTCGAAAGGAAGTCTGTTACTTATGTATAAAGAAACCTCTAAATATTTGGAACATGAGCCATTCCGTCAGAGTGCTCATAAAGGCATTGATTTTCAGATGAGTGATCATACTCCTTTACGTTCGATTCAGGATGGAACTGTTGAGAAAATTCTCAACTTCGGAAATCAAAACGCAGGAAAGTGTATCAAGATTAAATTTGAAGATGGTAACACCGGAATTTACGGTCATCTAAGTGAGTTTGCAAATATTAAAGAAGGACAGCACGTAAACGCAGGGGATTTGATTGGCTATAGTGGAAATTCTGGAAATGTTGTTGGGGCAAATGGGGGATATCATTTACATTTTGGTGTGAGGGATGTGAATGGTAATTTCATTGACCCATCCCCTTATGTGAATGATATCCAACACATGAATGATCCAAATTACTTTGTGCAATCAGCAACGGAAGTGAAAATAAGCTTCTTTGATTTCATGCAGCAACATATGGATTTAATAGGTGGATTTATTTCAACAGTCAAACTGAACTTTATCCACCTAATTTCGTCAACGGATTACACGCCAATCATAAAGTTGTTGCAAAATTTGGTAGAGCTTTTCCTGTTCAATATCTAATCGGTCAAAATCAACTTTAGTCAATTTATCAAATTCAATTTGCCAACCTAAACGTTCATCCGTAAACCATGTTCCAAATTGCATAGACATTTAATTATCTCTCCTTATTATCTCGATTGTCACTTGCACTGTCATATATTTCATCGAATAGTTCATCTGAGTCATCTCTTTTTGCTCTATATAAATACTGCATATAATTCTGCCCCCATTAGATGTCTTTAATTTTACTATTCACTAAAGGAGCTGTTTCTATACATGGGAAATCATACAGAAATTACAATTTATTTAAAAGATGACATATTAAAGGAACTTGAACATTACGTTGAGTATCAAAAGTTGAAAACATTAAACTATGATGGAAATTATGATCATAAGTCAATTGAGGAATTTATTGTAGGATGTGTTTGCTTTTACTTGAGACAATTAAAACACCAAGTAGACTTGTCGGGTATAAATGATTTAGGTAGACCATATAGACTACAAAACAATCTCAAGGAATATATGGATAAACGTGGAATCATTCCGGCTGAATTAGCAAAGCAAACCGGAATAGGAGCTTCAAATATTAGCCTAATCTTAAAGAACAAGAATCAACCTTCATTAGATTACTTTTTGCGTATTTGGATGGCTTTGGGATGTCCTGAGTTAAGTAAGATTCTATATAGAGTTGAAGAATAAATAAAAAAGTTTTTATAAATGTAATCGGACAATTCACTAGGCGAATACCTATGTAATACAATACAGTATAAAAAATAAAGGGAGTGAACAACATGGCAACTACATTCATTGTAGCTTCCGTTTTAAAGTTGGCAGGTGCTTGTGGAGTTGGAATTGGGGCATCTACTATGTTTAAGTTCTTCCATGATTATGAATTCAATTTTAAAAAGAAAGGTGATAAAAATGCAAACTCTCACAGTGAATCTTTGCGTGAAAGAGCCAAAGGATTATCTTAATTATCATCTTTCTTCATTTGAAGTTAATCCTGTAAATTTTCCAATGAAAATAAACGTAGAGGAGGTGATGAATCTTTCCAAAAAGGAAAGGAAGAAAGCAAAGAAAGTAGCAAAAGCATTTGTAGCAACAACAATGAGTTTTCTTTCCCTGTCATCAAGATCAATGGCAGAAGGATTGACACAATCAGCACAGCCAGTAGTAAACACAGGAATTCCAACAGACCTAATCGAACCAATAATGGAACTAATCAAAATGGCATTAGGAGGATCGATACTTTTAGCAGTTCTCCTATTAATAGCAGCCGGAATATTGAGGATGTTCAGAAAGAAGAAAGAAGCAAGCGAGTGGACGACAGACATCATCAAAGGGTTCTTGCAAATCTTAATAGCAACACCAGTAATATTTCTAATGTACTATATAATCACATTACTACTAGGAGATTTCTCAGCATTCTTAAACCCATTCGCACACTCTTAAGCAATTCCAAAATTCCTTTTGCCACCATATCAACAACATTCCTATTTTCTAGCTTTGCACAAGCAGAAGGATTACCAAAAGGCATTATTCCTTCAGTAATAGAGGGTGGGGGTAATCCGAAAAGTGGCTTTGGTTCAGAAGCAATAAAGTTCTTCGCTGATATTAATACTGCAATCTTATGGATAAAACAACTACCGTCACATATTAATGAGTGGTCACTTGACTTATTATCATTTACTTATGAAACATTAGTTAATCTTGTATTGTACACACCCATTTTCCTATTCGATAATCCACTAGTCAAAAATACATCTCTGACATTCTCAGTTATCTCAATTAGTATAACTATCCTTTGCACTATTTATGAAATGATTATGAAAATGTGTAGAAAAAAACATACAGACTTTAAACAAATCTTAAAAAGGTTTCCATTAGTTGTAGCTGGGTCAGGATTAGCACCATTTCTCTTTCAGCAAGCATTCCAATATATAAATAAATTAACAAAGGGAATAAATCAAATTGGTGGAGTTTCCCTAAGTGGTGATTCATTTGCAAATATAGTAACTGATGGCGTAGATACATTAATCCTATTGGTATTTGATGTTACATTGTTAGGATTATTAATACCGTTATTCTTAAGACAGGGGCAAAGATGGTGGAATCTGTTCCTATTGTCAGCAGTCAGCCCATTAGCGTTAACATCTTGGATATTTGATCGACATTCTCACATGTTTAATCAGTGGTGGAATACAGTAAAGCGTCTATCAGTTGTTCAACTTGTATACGCAACCTTTATCTTACTAATTGGAGTTTTCATTTATGGAACACGATTCATTTCATCTGAATACTGGCTCATTAAAGGGTTAGTGGTATTAGGTGGACTATTTAGCCTTAGCAATCCACCTCAAATTGTTAAGTCATATGAGCGTGGGGATGGGGATGTATTTGACATTTACAATGGATACAAAAATACAGCTAAGAATGTCTATGATACTATCACACTTAGAAATCTTAAGCCAGTTAAATATCTAAAAGGTAAGAATGCCGAAAGAAGTAAGCAAATTGCAAGCTTAAGAAAGAAACATGGACGTAGATTCATAAACGATTTACTGTAAAATTGTAATGTGCCATTGTTAGATACTATAGAAAAAAGGGGAGGGGTTAAGATTCCCCTTAAATCTTTTTAAATAAATAGTAATATTAGCTTATTTTTACTATCAATCATTAATATCTACTCGGTAACTCATTAAAGCGTCATATAGGATGCGAGGTATTTTTTCCTTATACTCTTTTGCAATATCTTTAATCATATGTTCTTTATACTCCTTGTAAGCATGAAAAGCTTCTTGTTTAGTTTTGTAAAGTCCTATGCGTTTTAATCCATCCCTGCCATTTTGACATCTTGCTAAGTATTTATTGCGTTCTTTTGAAACACCAATAGGTAAATCCCCTCTTTTAGAATTAGTTTTTACAAATAGAGTATTGATTCTTTGGGGTACAAATACACATGCATCTGGACTGTAAACCTTATTTCCTTTTATTAAAATATCTTTATCCAATTGCATCCTTTCTCCTTCAACTTCGTAATAGTTCTCGTCATACCACTTAGCAAAGTTTTGAAAATTATGCCAATCTTCTATAACGGTGCATCCTATATATGTAGGTTGGTTTTTTTGATAGTTTTCACTGTAACATCTTTGAAACATTACTTGCCAAGTTTTATATAGAACACTGTTTTTTCCGTTTTCATTAGGAGAACAATTTCCTTCTCCAAGGTAACCTACACCATGTACTGTTTTGTCGTATGGGTGTTTAATCGTACCATTAGTAAAATGATACCAATTCGTATAAACAGGTTCTCCTTTTTCAAATTTCACTATAATATTATTTGAGTTTATGTACTCAACAACTTTCATAATTGATCCATGATTATTTATACTCACTTTTCCAACTCGTTCACTTACTAAGTTGTCACTTCTCATTGTTCGTTCAACTCCTTTTTGTTTAATTATTTATTTTTGTAAGTTTGAGAAAGAATTATTTCTCAGAAGAGTATGTATACAATTCATCAACCTTACAGTCTAACAACTTAGCAATCCTGAACGCCATTTCTAATGTAGGTTTATTCTTGCCGTTAACCCAAGAACTCATAGTTTGCTTAGTTACACCAACAATTTGTGCCAAATCCTGATGTTTTAATTCTACTTCAGCTAATCTCACTTTTAATTTAGATTTAATCATATGCACCCAACCTCCTTTCAAAGATACTTGTATATGCTTTATTTTAGCGATTTCTCATGATTTGGCAAATTGATTTCATAAAAAGTTATAAGTTTTTCTTAATTTATTAAAATAAGGAAGTGGAAATATTGTCAGTCAGTAGAATGCTAAACAAAACGCCAACTGAAAATGAATACACAAACGTCTATGAGATTGAAACGGTGGATAAGAATCTAATCACTAAGCTAATCAAATCTAGATTTATAGGGGATGGGATTTACACTATGGAACAACTATCCCTAGTAGACTACAAGGAATTATATCTAACCTCCCCATCCTTTGATAAATATAGTTTTAAGCAATCTAATAAGGAATGGACATTTAACGAAGGGTGTGATGCATATGAGTTAATTTTAGAGAAACCAATGTTCATGCCATTAGACGTTGATCAGTTTGTGGGATTGTTTGAATCACTATCAGAAATTGAATATCCAATCTTCACTCAAGTATTACTTTGTAAACGTACTGACAATTGGAGAGAGGAGGCGATTCATCTATATGATCAGTTTCTTAAGGGCAATGAAAATCCCATTGACAATAAAATGGTTGTTAAAATGCAGGAAAACTTTCTCAAAGTGTTATCTAAGGTTGGAAACTTCAACATGAAACGAGAGCCTGTTGAAGAAATAGATAATAAGATTCTTCAGAACAATTATAGATTCGAATGTAGAATTGTAATTTTAGATAGCGAACACTCGGATAAATGTATCAAGCAGATTTACAGGAAATTAGGCGATTTAAATTTATTCAACCGCTTAGTCGTGAAACAATCTGAAAAGCCTAATTTCCTATTAGAATCAATAAATAAACGTAGATTCCAGTCTCAATATGTTAACCAGTTGCTTAGTGAGCAAGAATTGTACAGTTTACTGTGTAAAGAGGGAATAGAGAAAGTTGAGTCTCCATCTAAGAAGACAACTATTAAAGGTATTCCAATTAGCCTAGTAAAAACAATGCAAAGTAACCACTTATCTAAAGGAGTTGAGTGCTTACCTTATGACATTAGAAAAAAATTAGAAGTAGACCATAAAATTGTTGAAGAGATACAACAGGCATTTAGCAGAGTGAGGATATCCAAGCAAAAACTTGAAGTAGCAAATGTAGTGAGAGGAGCAAGACTACAGAAAATAGAAGTTAAAATTCCTTCTGACAAGAATTACTCTGATATTAAGAAAAACGTAGATAATCTTAAAGCTGCATTAGGTAAAGAATCATTAAGTATTGAAATAGGCGATAAACCAGAAACAGTAAATATATTTATTGCTTGCGAAGATACTGAATTAATTTATTTAAAACAAATTCTGCAAAGTAAAGAGTTCCAAGAGTTCTCAGAAAAAAGTATTTTACCATTTATCATCGGGGAAGATGTTGTCGGTAATCCATTGTTTGCTTGTTTATCTGATTTAAGACACTTATTGATTGCTGGAGCTACTGGATCAGGTAAAAGTGTATTCTTGAATTGCTTGCTAATTAGTCTAATCCTTTGTGTTAAACCTGATGAATTAGCATTGTATCTAATTGACCCTAAAATGGTTGAGTTAAAACCTTATGAAGGACTTCCGCAAGTTCGTGATGTAATTACTGATATGAAAAAAGCTGCAACACTTTTAGATAAACTAACTGTTGAAATGGATCGAAGGTACAAAGTTTTATCAGAACATGGATATAGAGATGTTCAAGGATACAATAAAAATGCTGAAAATAAGATTCCTTATATTGTTGTAGTTGTGGATGAGTATGCTGATTTAATAGAAACCAATTCAGAAGTAGAAACCTATATTCAAAGACTTGGAGCAAAAGCTAGGGGAGCAGGGATACACCTTGTCATTGCAACTCAGCGTCCATCTTCTGATATATTAGACGGTGCAATTAAGAGTAATTTACCTTCAAGGATTAGTTTTAAATTAGAGACATCTAGTGATTACTTGACAGTGTTCGGAAATGCAATCCCATTTAAACCATTAGGAAGAGGAGATGGATGTGCTAGAATTGAAGGATTACCAAAGACATATCAACGATTTCAATCTCCAATTATCACATTAGATGATGACGAGTGGATGAAGGTAATGGATAATTTAAAGGCAGTATTCATGGATATTGAACTATCAGAGTTAGAATTAGCTGAACCAATACCAGAAGATGAACCAATTGATAAGCTAAGGAAGATTATTGCTACAAGTGGGGAGTTACGCATATCAGAACTACAATCTCAAATGGGGATAGGGATTGGGAAGGTAACTGATTTGATGAGACAATTGGTGGAAGAAGAGTGGCTTGGAAGAGATGGTAAGAAGTATGTAATCAATGCGAACGAGGAGGAGATAAATAAATGGAAAATACAATGAATAAAGGAAACTTTGAATTGGTATCAACTTATCATACAGACCTTGAGGTGCAGTTTAATAAGGAGGAAATAATTAATACGTGGGAAATGGATTGGGACGATGACAATATTTACTTTAAGGTTAGCTCAGATGGTTGGATTACAAAAGTTAATCTAGACACCTGTGCAGTATATAAATATAGAATTGACCGAGTAGCACATTAACCTGTGCTGCTTTTTCTTATTGCTAAATAAATATAAATAATCTTGTAAACTAGTTGACGCTTTAATATAAATAAGCTATGATAAGAGTGTAAACTAATTTACAGAAAGGTGGGGCAATATGCTCTCAGGCAAGCAATTGAAAATCAAACGGATCATGTTAGATGTGGAAGCTAAGGCTATAGCAAGACAATTAGGTGTAAGTAAGTCATACATAAGCTTAATGGAAAAAGGAGAAAGAAATATACCTGAAGATAAATACATAAAGTGGATTGAATTTTTAGGAAAAGGAGAGGTGGAATCATTGAGTGAGTAAATATAGAGTGTTAATTTCCGATTGTATCATTAGAAATGAGGATGACATGGATATTAATTCTAAAGAGTTCTTACTCTATTACTATCTAAAAATTCTTCATGATAAACAAAAATCAACAAGTGTAGAATTAAACCATAGTCAATATATGTGTAAGTTTGGAATTAAGTCCAATCCTACATTCAAGAAAATGATAAGCAACTTGTATAAAAATAACTTAATAAATACAAATATAGATTCATTACCAAAGTCAAGCTTAATTAGTGTTGATTTAAATGAGGAATATATTAAGAAAGAACCTTTTACAATGATACACGTTAATTTATATTACCTAATCAAACAAATTGGTCATGAAGGTTTACGCTTAATGTATTATCATGAATCAAGAATAAACCGCAACAAAGATAATCAATACAGTTATGCCGGAATCAGAAAGATTGAAAAGGAAACTAAGATTAACCGTAATAAAATAATTGAATATCACGATATATTGAAAAAGATTAAGTTGTTGAAGGTTGAGGATAATGATTTAAATTGGACTGGAACATATGACGAATTTGATCAGGAAATAAAAACTAAATATACGAACAAATACTATCCACAATTAACCAACATTGAGAATTATAAATTTTCATAAATCGTGTCTTTTACGTTTTTGTAAGTACTGATTCTATATAATCTATAAGTCTATAAATAATACTATTATTATGTTCATTTTTTTATAGGAAAAATATTAACGCTATCTGCAATTTTTATGAACGCTATATACAAAAAATATGAACTAGATGAAAAGAGGAGAATTATAAATGGAAAATATAAAATTAGACTTAGACATTGACAATGAGTATGTTTATTTTAGAGTTCCTAAAAGAAAAGCTAAACGATTAGCAAAACCTAGTTTATACATGATAAATATCACAGACGAAATTATACATAGTGTACTATGGGGAGGAGAAGTTGTCCCGCATGGCAATACTGTTCCTGTTGAGGACGTTTTAAAAGAGATTAACGAAATTAGAAAAAATACATATGTTAAGTTAAAGAACGACTATCTTGGCAGAAGAGTGGAGATTGATGGTTACACGAAAAGAATATTTGGTTACATTACAGATATATCACTAGAAACGGGACTTGTTGAACACGGAAGAGGGAACATTCAACTAGACACAGAAAACGGATTAGCAGTTATGGATTTACCTGACGAAGAGAATCATAGAACTGAATTTGAATCAAAAATTGAATTAAGAGAGCAAAAATGGTTTGAAGAAAATTATGTTGACATTGCTGAATCTAGAGATAATTCTTTAAAAGAAAGTATTAAAATGACAAATAATAGTATACGTTCTGAATCTGATTTGGAAAAATATTTATCTACTAGGCTATATTTAATTGAAGAAGGAATGAGATTAGTAGCTACTCAGCATAATGTTAAAGGAGGAATTATTGATATTCTAGCTAGAGATAAAGAAGATCGTCTTTGTATTATTGAGTTGAAGGTAAATAAAAAAGCAAAAGATTTAGCATGGCAATGTATGTACTATCCGCTACAGTTTAAAGATGAGGAAGGTTTAAGGATGATTACGATTGCACCAGACTATGATCAAAGTATAAAAGTTGTCCTAGATAAATTGACATATGTAGAAGTTAAAACTTATCAAAACACAGATGATGGTTTCATAATTAAATAATCTAATACATATTAAACGGAGGGTAGCTTATATGCTGCCTTTTTTATTTGGATTTTTAATATGCCCCCTCTTAAATTTAATTTATTAAAAATAAATAACTAAATAATATTGACTAAGTATGGTTTTATATGGTATATTTAAATAGAGTAAGTTTATATAGGAGGCGGAATTATGAAACAGATTTCTATTAAAATTGGAGATATAGATGTTCCGGTTATGGTTGATGAAAATGGAGAGGAATGGTTTCCTGTTAGCTATATTACTATTAAATTGTTATTAAGAAATGGTAAAAATAGCATGTTAAATAAGCATAAAAGAGAAAAATATAGTAGTAATTTGATTAAGTCTGTTGTTAATTTTAGTGATAATAATACTCAAAAAACTACATGTATTCATGCTGATGCATTAAAAGAAATTTTAACTAAGTCACATGTGGGAAGATTAAATGTAGAACAGCGAAAAGCACAAAATAAATTGCACGAATACTTAGGTATTGAGTTGCTACCGACTGATCAACAAGATACTGAATATTATTTAAATGAATGGAAAAAAGAAATAGATGAATATACCAGTGATATTATTGATGCTGTTTCTCAAAATGAAAAAATTAAATATTATAGAATGTGTAGTAAGTGTAATAAACATTACCCTTTGACGTATACATTCTTTCCTGTCCACAATAGTGCAGATAAAGGATTCTCAAAAATTTGTAAAATGTGCGATAAGGGTTGGAGTCAATTTATTCATCCTGATGAAGATAAGTCAAAATTAATAAAAAATGATTATGAGTTGTATGAGGCTTTAAATAGTAATGACATAATGCTAATCTATAATTCTTATGTAAATGGAAAAATCACTCAGTTGCCACGCTGTTATCAGAACAAAGAATCATTTATGAGAATAATTAAAAACTTATACCACTCAGGAGTTTTAAACGAGAAAAAATTATTCATGGGCTATTTGACTAAACAAATGAAACTCATTAATGCGAGTGTTTATTTAACAATCACTGAAATTTATATAGAATTATTTGGTGAAAATTTCTATCATTATATTTGGAAATATCCGAAGTACACATTTAGGGAGATCAAGCTAACATACGAAATTGCTAATAATATATTGCGTAACTATATAAGAGAGCATGGAATTGTAATTCAAGATATTTTTAGTTTTGACTATACTAAATTGATTACACAATGTAAAATAAGAAAGTTGGTTGAAAGAGACGGTGGGTATTTCATTGTGCAATTTTTTAACCACAAGTACCCATATTATAAGTTTAAAAACAATTCACCGAATTATTATAAAGAAGAAAGAAACCTATTACATGATTTAAAATATCTAATAGAAACTGATTTAAATATAGATATAAATAAGATTCCATTATATTTAACCAAAATGACATTGCAGCGAAAGTGTAAACCTTTGTATCATTATATTGTAACTAATAAGAATGGATCAATATTTGAATGGGTAAATAAACTCTATCCAAATAAATTTATAGAAACTGATTTTGAAATTAATGCTTACAGAGAACAATTTGGATCAGACGAGGAATGTTTTATACACGAGGTGCTAAGAGAAAACTTTAATAATGTAATATACAATCAGATTCATACTAGTAGAACAATAGAAATAGATGGTATGATTCCTGACTGGATTATATTGACTAACACAGGTGGATTAATTGTTGAGTATTTTGGATTGTATATAGAAAGACAATATGGAAATAACACTAGAGTTACAGAATATATTGATAAAACTCATAAGAAAATAGAAAAATACAAGCAAATTAAAGGGTATCGTTACCTATTTTTGTACCCAGATGACTTAAATGATAACTATAAAGGGGTACGACAGAAAATAGCTAAATTACAAGGAAACGTTGATTTATCAATGGTTTAGGCGACTTTTACTAGTCGTCTTATTTGTTTTGAGAGGATTTATATGAGTGACAATCGTAAAAGTGTTGATATGACTAGGTTTGTAGGGGATTTAGGGTGACTGTTTGTGATTTAAGAAGGATACGATGAGATAAAAACTTAGTAGTATCAAGGCTTCAGTCGTTGCTTCACGATACATTTTTCGATATAAGATAATGGAAATTTTGATCTTAGATGAAATAGTCGTTTCGAAATTATTAAAATCTCTGTGACTCAATGTGCTATAGGGCATACGCTGTAAATAAATGGTAAAATAGATGTTATTATGCCCCCTCTATTACCCTTTAAAACGGTACTATAAGATTCACTATAAGTAATAAATGGTAAATAACTTCCAATTAGTTAAAATAGGATGAGATAAGCCAGCAACCAAACCATATCAAACTGAATTAAAAATTAATTCCTAGTCATGATCACTTATAGTTAATGAATACCCTACACGGGTATAAATCGTATAATAACAGGAAAAATCTACCCAATGTGTTATACTAAGTATAGAACAGATATCCACACTATCCACAGGTACATTATACGACTAACGTACTAGTTATACACAGCTTATCCACAATATGTTTATAAGTTTACCTTATCACACCTTATAATCAATCCTTATCATACATAATCCTTTACATAATACAAATAATTAACTATAATCTAACTGTATCCTATTTACGCATAGAAAGGAGTATAAGCAATGAAAGTAACTAAGCATACTAACAACACTAAACCCTGCAAACAATGCCATACATACGCACAAACAGCCTTTACAGTCATTATCAATG